TGGACCGCACCCGTTTGGACAGGGCTCGGTCTCATTCCCGCCTGGTCCAGTTGTGCCATTTGCAAAGTATAGGTTCACGCGTGTCAGCGAGAACTTGCACTTGGCACAGTGCATCCTGCCAGGCACTAGCAGCGGATCAACGTGGACGTTTCCTTCTGTGATGTCAGTCATAACGGTTCAGGAAGTGCATCCCAAGTTCTTCCATCTAGCATTCTCCCAGTTTTACTTTTAATTACGCCGCCCCATTGCTTAAAAAAAAAGGCCGTTCCGTGCTGTGCGCATAGATCGCGTAAGCGCTTAACCCACTCTTCGCGCATTGGCCTGGCACCTGGCCCACTTTCACCACCGATGATGGCCCAATGAATATCTTGAAGATCGGCGGCCGTTATTGCGCCTACAAGTGGCTCGAATGATACAAATCGAATAACCGCAGGAACATTCCGCAAGTAATCGATACGCGATGTGTACCGTTGCGACTCAACACTCACGCCCATCCAAACATTACTTGGCCAAATTAGTTTGGATGCTAGGGCAGACAGACGCTCTGCGCGTTTCGTTAATACCTGAAATTGATGCCAGCTCGCACGTCGCATGACGTCAAACACCTGGATGATATATTCGGTGGGGACATCATCGTGGAAAAGGTCACTCATCGAATTTACAAAAATGCGCTGAGGCTTTTTCCAGCTAAGCGGGCGATCAAGCATTGAAGAATGCAAAGAGAGTTGAAAGCCATTTTTATAGTTTGCGGCGCCCATTGCTTGCAGCCGCATTGACACACGCAGGGCATAACAATTTTTACAACCGGTCGAAATTTTGGTGCAGCCTGTGACCGGATTCCATGTCGAGTCCGTCCATTCGATAGAAGACTTTGCCATTAGATATAATCCTTGCAAGACGATTAGATGGAAAATTAGGAGTCTTTGCATGTACTCCTGCCGCAATTTGGGCATCGCCTTCCAACTTGGCGATTCGATTACACCATGCCTTACTGAATTCAAACTTCATAACTAGTTTCCTTTCATGAAAGCCGATGTTTGCAAAGTAATGTGAGATAAGCGCGTTTACCGCTTGTACCATCTCGAACACTCTAATCCATCGTTCAATGCGTAACTAGCTAACACGCATTAGCGTTCCCGGCGTGTCGCGCGCACGGCAAAGTGGGTGCCATGAAACGCATCCACATTCTCAAGACCGGCACATTTACTGGCAGCGGCTCAACGGAGTTCACGTTCTCCGCGGCTGATCTAAAAGCCATCGCCGACAACTACGATCCCAAGTTCGGCGAAGCGCCGCTCACAGTCGGGCATCCGAAAACGGATCACCCAGCATTCGGCTGGGTAGATCGTTTGGAGTTCGCCGCTGGCCCGAATGGCACAGCCAATCTCTATGCCATTCCGAAAACGGTGCCGCCTGAGTTCTCTGCCGCGGTTGAGCGTGGGGCGTTCAAGAAAATCTCCGTCGCGTTGTTTGGGCCGAGCCAAGCCGCCAACCCGAAGCCGGGCAGCTATTACCTTCGCCACGTTGGTTTTCTCGGTGCGCACGTACCGGCTGTGCCGGGCTTATCACCGATTGAATTCGCCGCTGCCGAAGCGCCGGCCGTCTCTCTGGAATTCTCCGCGCCGGGGGCTTACAGCGTTGCCTACCTGTTTCGCCGTCTGCGTGATTGGTTGATTGCCGATCGCGGCCTCGATATCGCTGATCAAGTGCTGCCGGACTACTCGGTCAACGATCTCGAAAACGTCGCCCGCTTGCCGGATGAAGACGCAAACGAGTCTGCGGATGGCACCTATTCACCCTCATTCGCCGCTGCAAAGGAGCAACCCATGCTTAACCCCACACAAGCCGATCTGGATGCACGCAAATCTCAGCTCGACAAAGACGCCGCAGCGCTCGCCCAGCAGAAAGCAGCGCTCGACGCGCGCGAAGCAACCTTCGCCGCGCAAGCCGCCCAGGCGCGCCGTGTTGCTATCAGCGCCGAAGTTGATGGCGCCATCGCCGCCGGCCGTGTTCTGCCGGCTGAGCGTGGCCTGATGGTCGAGCTTGCGGCGCGGCTCGGCGAAGGCGAAACCATCGAATTCGCGGCGGCAGATGGCAGCAAGGAAACGATCAATCTATTCGAGCGCTGGAAGCTGTTTCTCTCCGCACTGCCTGCGCGCGTAGAAACGCGAGAGATCGCCGGCAACGAGGATGTCTCAAATGCCGCCACGTTCGCCGCGCCGTCCGGCTTCACCGTAGACCCTGAGCGGCTCGAAATGCACAACAAGGCGGAAGCCTATCAAGTAGCCCATCCGGGCGTGACGTACGAACAAGCCGTTTCAATCATCGAACGCGGATAAGCGCGTTAACCCAACTCATTAATAAGGAGCCGCGCGATGTCTGGTCAATTCGTTCCTGTTTTAACCCTTTCCGCAATTGCTACCGGCGCCATCGTCGCGGAGCGATTCGTCAATACCGCATTGGCCCAGGCCGGTGCACAGGCCAACACACTCGGTGTCGCGCGTAGCGATGCCGCCGTTGGTGCCGTCTGCCCGGTGGATTCTCTCGGTACTGCAATTGTGCAGTCCGGTGCCGCAATCGCCGCCGGTGCGGCACTCGAGACTGACGCCAACGGCCGCGCAGTGACGCGCACCACAGGTCCTACCGTGGCCCGTATGGCGCCTGGCGAAGTCGCTACGGCTGCCAATCAACGGATTGAAGTAATCCTCATCCCCAATTAACCCGGCTGGTTTAACGCTAATCAACTACGCGGTTTTAAACCGCCTTTAAAACCGATTCTGGAGTGTTCCAATGCCACAACTGACCCCCGCACAGGCCCGCGTCGTCGATCCGGTTCTGACCACCTACGCCCAGGGTTATTCCGATCCTGAATTTGTCGGCTTTTATCTGTTTCCGTCGGTGCCGGTTAACGCGGCTGGCGGTCAGATTATCGAATTCGGCAAAGAATCATTCCGGCAGTACAACACCCAGCGGGCGCCGGGTGGATCCATAAAACGTGCGCAAACAGGCTATTTAGGACGTCCGTTTTCACTGCAGAATCATGCTTTCGCCGGCACCGTGCCGTTGGAAAACTTACGCGATGCGAAGCAAATTCCGGGTGTGGATTTGGGCAAGCGTGCAATTCGCAGCGCGCTCAGCGTTGTGCAGCGCTCGCTGGAAATTCAACAGGCGGCGACTGCACTGAATGCCGCTGCTTACGATACTAACCATAAAGTGGCGTTGACGGGTACCGGCAAGTGGTCTGATCCCACGGCAAAGCCGATCACCCAAATTAGTACCTACCGTGAAGCTGTGCGCGCCAGTTCCGGCCGCTATCCCAACGTTGCCACTTTTTCCGCCGTAGCGTGGCAAGCCTTTATCAATAATCCTGAAGTCATCGATCGCATCAAGTACACGCAAACGGGGATCATCACCGAACAGCTGGCCGCTGTTTTGTTACAGGTCGAAAAAGTGGTAGTAGGCAAGTCCATTTATGCCGACTCCAATGATGCCTTCGTCGATATCTGGGGCAACAACTGTGTGTTGGCGTATACCGCGCTGGGCAGTAAAGACGCTGAAGAGCCCAGCTATGGCTACACCTACACCCTGCAGGGTCACCCGGCAGTTACTCAGCCGTGGTGGGACAACGATACAGGTAGCTGGATCTACCCGGCACTGTATGAGCGTATCCCTGTACTGAGCGGCATCTCCGCAGGGTTTTTGATCCAGAACCCGCAGTAACGAATAACTCGAGCCAAAAAGCCAGAACGCTCGCTCGATAGCTGACTGGGGAAGACGATGGAAAGCTCGGCATCGAGCATTGCCGAGCTTATATAGGAGAGACACGTGGCTAAATCCAATGCAAAGTTACAGGTCGAAATACCGACTGATCTGATCACCGTTAAAGCGCTAACGGTGATCTTCGACGGCAATAAAAAGACACTGCCTGGGGAGATGCTGGATCTGCCGCAGGCGGACGTCGACGCACTGCTTGCGATGTCGCCGCCGGGAGTCGAAGTCACCAGCGACCAGGCCATCGATGTCAATCTGCCGGGATCGAACGCCTGATCATGAGCTACGCGACACGCGAAGATTACATTAGCCGTTTCGGTGCTACTGAGTTGCTGCAGCTCGTCGATCGCGATCGGGATGGCCTTGAAGACGCTGGCGTGCTCGATAACGCGATAGCCGACGCCTCGGCCGAAATTGATACGTATTTGGTCAGCCGCTACGCGCTACCGCTGATCCCGATTCCGCCAGTTTTGGTGCGCGTGTGCTGCGATATCACTCGGTACCGCTTGTTCGATGACCGCGCGCTCGACGAAGTACGCAATCGGTATACCGATGCCGTGAAGTATCTCACCAACATCGCCAACGGCACGATAAAGCTCGGCTTGGATCCATCGCCAGCAACGAACGGTGATGATCCCAGCCCGGATTTCACCACGGGTGATCGCGTGTTTTCCAGCACCCTATTGGCGGACTACTGATGATCCCGTTTTCGGCAATCAGAACACATTTAGTACAGGCTGGCATCACCGGTATTCAGCGCGTACACGGCGCAGTTCAGCTCGCAGTAGCGATTGAGCGCGGACAGTTCGATGCCGATGCCTACGTCAGCTTGCAAAGCCGAGCCGCAGAGCCGAACAACTTAGTCAATGCGGTTCAGCAGAAAGTGACGGCGCGGCTGGCAGTGATTTCCGTTATCCGTAGCGCCGGCGATCCCACTGGCGAGCGCCAAGCCGAAGACATCGAAACCCGTAGTAACGAAATTATTGGTGCGCTGCTGAATTGGTCGCCGGATCTGGCCCTTTCACCGTTTGTATATGCCGGCGGCCGGCTGTTGGATTTTGACGGCTCGGCAGTTGTCTGGGCAGACGAATTCGAAACCGATTACTTCATTCGGAAAACCTCATGAACTCAATTCAACCTGACGCCTATCACGGCATGGGCGGCACTTATGTGATGACCGAAGACGGCCGACGTGTGCCGTCCGATCCGGTCACCGGCGCGGCGATGGCTGAGCCCAATACAGCGCCAGATCCGCAAGCGACGATCTCAACGGCCGAATCCACGCCGGCAACGACCGCTCGCAGCAAGACAAAGGAGTAAAAACATGGCACTGACGCATCGCCTACGCGGCGCCGCTGTAAAGATCGAACCCACGTACGGCACGGATTCAACACCCTCTGCGACGACGGACGCTGTGCTCTGTCGCAAGATCGACATCTCCGAGCCGCTGTCGCAACAAGGCGTAGATCGCGAAGTCATCCGGCCGTATTTTGGCCAATACACACAGCTGCTTGGTGCCGCATTCGGTAAGGTCGATCTCGA